GGGCGTCGGATCTTAGCCTCGCGCCTCGCTCAGATTTTTTCAAGATTTCTTCAAATTTTGCATGATATATCTTGACAAAATATATCATTTGTGCTATACTTATAACATCAAGTGAGGGGGGCACCCCGGGAGGAAACGAAGATGAAGTACAGCAAAAGTGAGATTATGACGCGTGCATGGAGCCTGTTCAAGATGTCTCAAAAGTGGGTTGACTCCCTGACCTTCTCCGAGTGCCTGCGCCGCGCCTGGGGTACAGCCAAGAAGGATGTCGAAAACATTCAGAAGCTGATGTCCAACGGCTGCATGAAGGTAGTCAACGGCTCCCGTCTGGGCCTCCGCCGCACGGTCGTAGCCGACTATGCGATGGGATGGATCGTGACCAGCAAGACCTACGCCGCCCGCAAGGAACTCAAGGCCGCCGGTTTCCGCTGGGACCCTGAGGCCTCTAACTGGTTCACCACCGACCGCAAGGTCGCTGAATACTTCTGCTGACTTGAGGAGAATCACACTATGACGATCAAACAATTCCGCGAGAACAAAGGCATGACGCAGGGCGAGCTGGCCGCCGCTCTGGGCACATCGCAAGTGGCTGTCTCCCGATGGGAAAGCGGTGCAGTGCAGCCCAGCGCTGCCACGTTGCGCAAGCTTGCCACTGTGTTTGGCTGCCAGATGGACGACATCACGCCGGCCGCCCGGAAGCTGAAAGCTAAGGACATTTTCACCCGCCAGGCTTACGAGTGCCTGACCGCCGAGGAACGGCGCTATGCCCTCAAAGTCGAGCAGGCCAAAGAGTACAGCGGCTGGCGCGCCTATGGCACTACCATGTCCCGGCTGATGGAACGCATCCCGGATGAGTGGTGGGACGCATACAGCGCGCAGCACATCGGCGAGGTTATGGCTATGCTCAAGCGAGCCTATGATGATGGTCATGCATCCGGCGTTGACAAGGGCCTACGCGATGTGCTATAATGGCCTTGTCGGGTACGAGAGGCGCTCGTGCTTGGTGGGCTCCGATCCCAGCCCCGCGGATTGAAACATAATCTAGAACGATTATGCGGCTAACAGCGCACCCTTGTGGGTGCGCTGTTGTCATTTCCACGCCCTTACCCCACCACGATAAACGCCTCTGGCAGCACTTCGTGCACTTTCTGCAAGTATGCCTCCGCGTTCTCCTTTTTGCGGAAAGCGCCCACCTGCACCCGGTAGATCGTGCCCGAATCGGGCACCGGCTCCGGCTCTACGTCAAGTTGCTTGTCCGGCGCGATGTAGGGCATATCGAAGAACGCGCACACCGCCTTGCAGGTTTCCTCTGCGATGGCCTCCATGTTATCGATGAGCCACTGGGCTTCCTCCGGGTTATCGTGGAAGCCGAACTCCGGCAGCACCGCAGGCATGGTGGGTACCCGCAGCTCGTAGAGGCGCGTATCCTCAATAAGCCGCTCGGATGCGCCGGGGGACATGGGGGCAATGCGATCCTGAATCAGCCTGCCGATGGCGCGGCTTTTTTCGCTGGGGTAACAGTGCACCCGCGTCCCCGCCACCTTGCCGTTAAAGCCGTTGGTGTGGAGGGCGATGTGGAGATCGGCCGGCCATTTGTTGGACGCTCTGACACGGTCATACATGTTGCCATACTGCGCGTTGATCACCTCGAAGCCGCAGCGCTTGAGCGCGATTTCCAGATAATCGGCGCAGCGGCCCATCTGCTCCTTCTCGTTGGTGGTGTGCCCATTCCATAACGCTTCGCTGGCATAGGCATTACTGGCCCGATCCTCGGGGCTGAGAAAGATTTTAGGCATTGTTGTCGCCCCCATTTGCCTTGGTCTTGTTGTACTGCGCCGTGGAGATGCCCAGAATCGCGCCTGCAAAGGCCGTCACGGCGTTCAGCGTCAGCACCACGTCATCAGGCCGGGGCCAACCCCAGACGGGGGCCAGAGCGGCGTACAGCGCCGCCACGGCGGGCAGCACGATCATCACCACCCATTTCAGCACATCATAAATTTTGTCATTCAGTTTCATGTTTTGTCCTTTCCGGGCTTTTGCCCTGTCTGTTATTTTCGGATAGGCAGGCGGCGCACCTCTTCCATCACGCGCTTGGCGCTGCCGTTGCCGCCCATTTTTTCGTATGGAGCGTACAGATAATCGTTGAGGTTTTCGTACTCATCCTGCGTGATCTCTCCGCGCTGCACGTAGGTCATGCCCAGATGAATGATGCGGTCATGGGCCAGCCCCACCAGCATTTTGTGCTCTGCATCGTTTCTGGCCGCCCGTCTGCCCACCAGTGCCCATAGGCCGCCGCTGGTCAGAGCCGCCACGACAATGGCGCTGATGGCGGGGATAATATACTGCCACATATCAGATCACCTCCCATCCATACGCTCCCGGCTCCCACACGTTGTTGTCAACAGTAGACTGCCATGTTTTACCCTGATATGTCACCTTATCCCCTTTCATATAGGGATCGGTGCTCTCCGGCTGCTGCCACTCGGGGATCACGGTAGGATCTGGGATCAGTACCTTTGCCCACAGGCTGACAGCGGCCTCCGGTGCCCAATCTCCCTGCGAGGTATGGCCCTGCAAGCACTTGTACAGCACGCCGCCGTACAGGCATCTGTCACCCACAGCGTAGGCCACGCTGTCACTGCTCCACGGACGGTAGATCATCGGTGCTTTTACCGCCTGCTCATCGGTCAGAACAGCCGCTGCCGCGTCCATGCTGGCGCGTAGTGCCTTGGCCTGTTCCAGAATGTCCGTTCTCATGTTCAGCCCTCCGTTTCGATGCCGAGAATCTTCAGCGCAGCCTTGTACTGCGCTGCCTCAGCAGATGTCGGCTCCGCAGGTGCAGGAGGCGGCAGGTTTGCCACGTCCTCTGCAATTTCCGCCTCACTACGCAGCACGCAAGCGCCGCCCTCGTACTTGTACCGTGGGATGCCCTGCATGGTGTACAGCCCGCCGTCGAGGTAGTGGCTCTGGCATAGGTTGTACCTGTCCCCCGTGCCCTCGTCGATGTACGTCCACTTTGTTGCATCGTCAATGTTGCTCATGGTGTACCCACCCTCGCAGCGGAGAACGCGACTTCTCTCGTCCAGCAGAATGTAAACTCTGCTCTTCGCCATTTTAAATCCCATTTCTGTACCTCCTTACAGCTCTGCCGACAGCAGCGGATTGAACCCGGTTGGATCAACGTAAACGAAGTTAGGAATTGTGCTTCCGAGCGGTGATAGCTGTACACTGAACTGGCCATATATGCTGGGGGTGAATAAAGTGGCTACAGTTGCGCACTGGCCGCCGGTAATTTCGCGGATTGGTTGGGCCTTATAGTCACTGTTAACGATTACTGGTACTGCCCTCATGGGTTCGGAGTTACCAAGTCTGCTAGAGCCATACCAGTTTCCTCCTGTACTTGACACCAAAAAGTTATACCCTGCTGGTCTCAAATACCTCTGGCACCGTCTCAGCTGCTCGCCGTAGTCGGGTATCTCGTTCAGCACCCACACGCCGTTCTCCTGATGTGCCATCGTCTGCTGAGAGCCGAGTTCCAGCTTGACGGCGATGATGTCGACAGAACCGCTCCCGCTCAGGCTAATCATAAAATTGGAAAGATCAATGTTACTAATTGTCCCAGCAAGTAATCCGGACGCATCATGAGAGACTGCTACAGATTCGTCACCACCAGTTTTATGCCCAAAAAGAATTTGTAGTGCGTTGGCTGTCGAGTTCTTGAACAGGATAGATGCTGTGTATGTTGCTTTCGGAAGGTTTTCTAGTATTTGCCTTATATCCCATGAGCCATTAAGTGTACAAAATCCATCCCCTACTGTTAAATTTGTGTCATTTTGGATTTTCCACCGGTCAATCCCGTACCCAGACCCCGTATACTCCGTCTGCCCCCGCTGATTCACGGGATTTCCGAAATACCAGTTGTCCAGCAGGTTCGGGTTACAGGGAAACGCCTTGGTGGCGATCACGCTGCCGGAGATGGAAATGTTATCGCCGGGGGTCAAGAGCGGCTGCGCGCCGACCATCCCCGCCGTGTAGTCTCCCGTCTGAGGGACAACGGCACCGGTTCGGCCATTAAAGCTATCTACCTTGTCACCGACAACGGCCTGTGCCTGATCCTTGTAATATTTCGCATTGTTGTGGTAGGTGGGGTCGGTGGATGGCACATCGGCGCCATTCCGCTTGCCAACGGCCCACGCTTCGGCGTCATCCGCATCCTGCATGGCCGCTGCGGCGGCCTGAGTGGCGCTCTGTGCGTCTTGGGCGGCAGCGCTGGCCGAGGACGCAGCGGATTCTTTGGCTGCCTGTGCGGCCTCCTGCGCCGATTCTGCGGCTGTTTTAGCAGAGATCGCCGAAGTCGCTGCACTTGAAGCCGTCTGCGCAGACTGGGAGGCGCTTTGCGCAGACGAGGCAGCTGCCTCCTGGCTTTGAGACGCCGAGGACGCTGCCTCGGTTGCCTGCTGGGCCGCCTGTATAGCCTGGTCGGCCTTGGCGCCAGCCTCAACTGCCGCGGCGATCTGAGAGGACAAGACATTGTAATAATCGCTGCTGATGATCTTGGCATCTGCATAGGCCGATGGCTCGACCTCCACACGGAAACGGAAGGTGGCCAGCTTTTCAGCCTGCTGCTTTTCTCCGCCGCCGTAAATGTCGATCTGAGCTCTGACGGCACCCGCCACAGTTAGCATCTGCGCCGCCACAGGCGCTGTTACTACATTGCCGGAGTAACTGACCTTCTGTCCTCCCTCGGTGGTGTCGTAGAGACCGCCTGTTCCGTCGGGCTTGCCGAAACGCACCATGCAGACGCACTCGCTGGGGATGGAAAACGGCTGAGCTCCGTCCCACAGAGAGGCCTTGATCGTTCGCGTGTTGGCGTCGTCCTGCGCCATTCGCAGCGTCGGAGGGGCGATAGACTCGGACAAATTCAGTGCAACTGTTTGGTTGATGCTCAAGAGACCACCTCCTCGGTATTTATGCCAAGTTCTTCCAGCGCCAGGCGGTACTGCTCGGCCTCGTGGCGCGAAGACTCCAGCGCTTGAGCCGCATCCGGCTCTGTAAAGGGCCTGCGCAGCGTGACGCGAACCGATTCGCTGCCGAGAGCGATGCCAACGCAGACGGTGTAGCCCTCTCTTACGACTGTCTCGCCGCCACCCGCAAACGTGATTTTTCCAGTTTTTTTCTCATTCCCGAAAAGGCGAGCTGCCTTCGCGACCGTGATACCAGGGACATCAATGTACTGTAGACCAACGCTGGCGGCGTAGCCGAAAAAATCGCAGGGCAGCTCCGTCCCGTCGGCAAGTGTTACAGTTGGGTTTTGAGCCATAGGCGCACCTCCTTATTTCGTGCCGAGTACATAAGTCGGCAGATTCGAGCTGTTGTAAAGCGTGAGCGGGTTCGAGAAGCTTCCGAATCGGAACGTTGTCGTTACCCTCAGGATATCGGCCGTCAAGTCGTTGGCGGATCCTGTGCCGGCCAAAATACTGTTGGCGGTGATGCCTTCCGCAATCAGATTTTGAAGGCTCGTAGAGCACGTTGTCTTCGCAACACTCCCACTACTCAGGTGTCGATTGATGATGGCATCGGTTGCCACGTTGCCACCCTCTACCGCGTAGCTGCCCAGCTTACTGTTGACCACTGCGCCATCCGCCAGGTAGGCACTTTTCAGCGATCCGGAATTGATATTGTCCGCATTCAGGTTCTTGACGTTGATCTGATCGGCATCGATGCTGCCGCCGACGATCTTGTCCGCCGAAAATGTTCCATCCACGTTGGCGGCCTTGACGTGCAGACTCTCGGCATTGATCTGATTGGCGGTCAGCTGGCCCAGCACATTAGCTGCGTACACCTGTAAGCCATCGGCCGTGACAAATTTTCCGACAATGGAACCATCTTGGGTAATGGCGGTCTCGTATGGGCCATTGACGCCGTTTTTCGAGAAGCCAAGACCGCCCAAGTTCCAGCGCCAGACATTCCGGGCGGTGGACATTTCCGGGGAATCCATGATCAGCAGCTCTTCCGCTTGTCCGCTGCCGTTGCGCTTAAATACCACATAGCCGCCGCCTGTCCCGGTGATCCAACCGGTGGCGTTAAGGATCGCCTTCTGCATGGCCTGCGTGGTGGGCATTGAACTAATGTCCAGCGCCTGACCGGCAATCGTGTCCGCGATGCTGGCCCTGATGTCGCCGACCTCCACCGACTCGTATCGGCCGCGCAGCACGTCATAGGTGGTTTTTACAACCTTCGCCCGGGTGCTGATCCCCATGGCGGTAAACACCACAGAGACGGTATCGCACAGATCCAGCCGCTCGCCATCTAACTGCGCAAAAGACAGACTCAGCGATACGCGGGGGACGCCGACCTTGTTGTCGGCGATGTAGTACCGCGCCGACGTGCGCAGCTGATCCGCGGTGGGTGGATTTTCAAATGCGGAGGAAAGATCCAGCGGCAGAATTCTGGTGAAGTCGAACGTGCCAGGAACGGCAATTATTTTCTCCGGCAGCGCCACCGTTGTCTCCTCGTTGGCCCAATAGGGGTACACCGCAGTATAGACGGCTGCGCAGTTGGCGTCCTGCTCAAGCGTAGTGATGTTCTTACCGTACCGCAGCGTTACGCCTCGGTCGACGCCGCGCTGGCCCCACAGGCGGACGGCGAATCGGTCGAATTCGTACTCTCCGCCAAATACATCCAGAATGCTGCCGCGGATTCCGCCGAGCAGAGACCGAACGGAGAGAGGCAGCGTGCTGGAGATTACCTGTGTACCCGTCTTGTCAGTCCAGAAGCTAAAGCCGTTGTCGGCTGGGATGGCGCTGCTGCCGATTGCGGAAAGCGCTCCTGAGATCCCTTGCGCCGAAAACGGCGGCATGGCTACGCCGGACAGGTCGTAGCTGATATGCTGGGCGAAGATCGTCACCAGGCCGCCCATGGGGCGCGTGATTCGGTAAACCCGGAATGGCTGCGGCCTGCCGTCCGGGCTCGGCTTGGCCAGAATGAGGGATCTGTAGCCTATATCGGCGTAGTGCAGCCCGGATACCGGGTACTGCATCGTCAGCTCGTAGCTGCCATTGCGCTGCTCCGACACGAGGCACGACGCCGCGTCGGACAAAACACCCAGTCCGTTGTCCTCGAAAGCACGCTCGGACGAGGGGTAGAGGATAGGCCTCATAGCGTCCACCACCTCGGAACGATTTCAACGGCATTGATGCCGCCCGACCAGCTGATTGGCGTCTCTCCTGCCGGCAGCACCGGAAACTCCGGGGCAGAGATTGTATTGTTGCGGTTAGCGCCATCCGGCCCGTAGGCGTTCTGCTCCTCGCAGTCCAAGGTCAAGACGCCGTCCGGCATGCTGTTGATGGTTACAACGGCGCTGCCGACCGTCAGGACACCCGCCCCGGAACCGCGCAGCGTAATTCTAGGCAGCGCCTCGAAAAGCGTCGGATTTCGCAGCGCTTCGCCGGGCACAAGGGGAAGGGGAATGTCCCCACCCCGAAGCCAGCGCTGCGGCTTACAATTAAAGGAAATTGTAGCGCGGCCAAACTTGTTCAGGATGTTTTCCACATCCAGCGGGCCCCGATAATACGCCATGCGGTAGGTGTCCAGATCGTAGCTGTCCTCCAGCCGCTGGTAGCCCTTGGGCGCCACCAGCCATCCGGCCGCCCCTGCGGCGATTCTGGGCAGCCCTACGGCCTCCGCGCTCAGGTAGATGGAATAAGACTGCTCGTAGTTTTCAAAGGCGTCCTGCGCGAACAGGAGGTCTCCACTGCGGCCTGGGACGGAAGTCACGTCCACTTTGCGCTGAGCCATCGTGCGCGACGGGTAGCGCTCCACAATGAGACGGACATCGTCCGAGCTGCGTCCTGCCCAGAAAATCATGCGAAAACCGCCTCCTTTCGCTCAACTGCCGACTGCAGTCGATACATTACGGTGTCGGCCAGCGCCTCCACGTCCTGGCCATCAGCCCCATAGACGTTAATGACGACGCCGCCCATATTGGTTGTGCTGACGCTGCCGCCAGGCAGCGGGATTGCCGACAGGGCGGAAAGCTCCTCGCCCATGTCCCGCAGCGCGGACGGCATAGCCTTCTCGACACCAACGGTGATGCCGGGCGGGATGAACCGGCCGATCTCGTCGGCGAACACCTTTGAGGGTGAATTGATGCCGAACAGGCTCTTGACCCAGCCCAGGACATCACTTACCCAGCCCCGGAGCTTATCATAAAGCCACTGTCCGGCATTCACGATGCCGTTAAACAGCCCCTGCACCAGCTGAACGCCAACATTCCCGATAGCCGAAAGCCCCTTGAGCAGCCCCGAGACGATGGCCACAAGAATCTCAGGCAGACGGCGCACCAGTTGCGGGATGGCGTTAATCAGGCCCTGCGCCAGACCGACAATGAGCTGGCCGGCCGCAATAATGATCTTATCGATATTGGCGGCAAGGCCCTCCGCAACTTCAATTACAGCGTCTACCGCTGCAGGGATGAGCTCCGGCAAATTTTCACCGATGCCGGCAGCCAGCGCAGCAATGATCTCTACGCCAGAGTTTATGACTTGCGGGAGCATGATCGTCAGTTGTTCCACCAGCATGGGGACTACGGCGGAAATGGCCTCCACAGCCGCAGGCAGCTCCTGTACGATGCCGGATACCAGACCACCGACCCCCTCGACAAGCGACGGCAGGAGAAGCTCCAGAGCCGGCGCTACATAGGGAATCATGTCGGAGATCAACTGCGTGAGGCCCTGAACAAAACGCGGCAGCATGATCTGCAGGCGCGGTATCAGATTATCGGCGAAGGTGTTGACGCTGTCGATGACGTTCTGCACAAGCGTGTCCAGATTCAGGTTCTCATTGCTCATGCCGGTCAGGAGGTTGCTCCACGCCGACTTCATGGCATTGGCGCTGCCCTGGATGGTGGTCGCCGCCTCTTTCGCCGTTGTTCCCGTTATGCCCATCTCCGTCTGGACTACATGGATGGCGTCCACGATGTCGGCATAGCTGGAGATGTCGTACTTAACTCCGGAAAGCTTCTCAGCGTCTGCGAGCAGCCGCTCCATCTCCTGCTTGGTGCCGCCGTAGCCCAGCTTGAGGTTGTCCAGCATGGTGTAATTCTGCTTGGCAAAGCCCTGATAAGCGTTCTGGATGCTGGTCATGTCCGTTCCCAGCTTGTTGGCGTTGTCGGACATGTCCGTAATGGCCTGGTCGGCCTTCTGTGCGGCCGCTGCCGTGTCGCCGCCCAGGGATTGCAGCAACGAAGCCGAGAAGCTGGTCACGGTTTCCATGTACTCGTTGGCGCTCAGGCCGGCAGTCTTGTAAGCCTCGTTGGCGTACTGCTGCACCTGCGCGGAGGACTCCTTGAACAGGGTGTCCACGCCGCCGATCAGCTGCTCCTGCTCGGCAAAGCCCATAATGGACTGCTTACCCAGATCCACAAGCGCCGCGGCAGCCTCTTTGATAGCTGACGCCATTGCTTTGATGCCGGAAACGATAAAGCCAGAAGCGACGTTGGCCTTCAAGACATCGCCAAAGGACAAGGCCTTTTCGCCGCCCTCGTTCATATCATCGCCCAGTTCTTCTACGCCGCTGGAGGCGTCGCGGAGCTCGTTCTGCATCTTATTTAACGAGGCGGTTGCCTCGTTCAATGCCTGCTGCCACTTCTGCGTCTTGGCGTCACTCTCACCATATTTAGCGGCAGCCTTACCGGTCTGCTCCGCCAGAAGCTTCACGCGCTCGCGCTGCACATCGATCTGCTTGGACAGCACGGAGGCGGTCTTAGCATTCTTCTCCTCCGCCGTTGTGGCAGCGGTAAACTGCGAAGCCACCAGCTTCATCTGGCTCTCCAGCGTCTTGGACTGCTGGATGATCTGGTTGATCTGCCGGCGATACTCTGCTTCGCCGTCTACGCCGATCTTAGGGCCAATATTCACAGCCATAGCCTCACCTCACTCTCATAGCTTCGTCAAATGTCCAGTGTTTCTGCTTTTTCTTGGGAGTAGCGCCGTTGTAAATGGCAAGGCAGGCGATCATGTCCAGCATCTCACCGTATCGCGTGACCATGATCTCCTGCCTCCCCATATTTAGCTTTCGCCCGTAAAACAGGAGCCAAGCAAGGTTCAGCTGGACGCCTGCGCCTTGCCGCTTTCTTTTTTTTCAGGCTCTACCTCCACCGTAGGCTTGCTGTCTTCCGCCCAGGCCGCCAGCGCCGCCTGCTGCAGCCGGGAGAACTCGTCCATCCGCAGTGTCAGGACCTCATCCACCGTCAGGGGCTGCGGCTTATAGCCGGGGATCTCAAAGGCACGCGCCTTCTCGTACCCCTCGCTCAGCGCGGCGATGATGGACGCAGAATCCCGCGCCACCTTGCCGTAATGCCCCTCCAGCACCTCCCCCAGACGGCCGATGTCGCCGTCCGGACAGAGGTCGGAGATTTTGGCGGAGGCGCCCACCGTGAAGCGGAAGCCCACTTCTCTGCCGTAGATTTGCATAGGCCCCTCCTCTTACGCCGCGCCGCCCAGAATTGCTTTGAGGACAGCCTCAGCGGCTGCCTCGGTAGGCTGATCTGCGCCCACCAGCTTCCAGTCGTGGTTGGTAGTGTCGTCGCGCATCAGCGTGGCGGTCAGCTCCTGTGTCTGCCAGTCGATAGAATCTTCCTGCGTAGCAGCATCCAGGCCGGGCTGCTGGAACCGCGCCTTCGTCAGAACCACGGGCGCGTAGGTCACCACGCCGCCACTTTGGTAGCGGACGATAAAGCCGATTCCCACGTAGGGGATCTCCATGCCGTCGCCGTAGTGGGAGACCTGCACCGCGCCGCCGCCCGCCTGGATCTCGGTGGCCTCGGGCAGCCCAAGGACAAACTTCTCCGCCGCCGTCAGAAGCCCGTCAACGGTCAGCGTGGCGGTGCCGTCTGCGAATACAGCCGCTGCGGTCTCCGCGGAAATGTTGTCGGCGTAGAACGTGTTGTCGTCCGTGGTATTCAGGGACAGAGATACGCTGACGCCCCGCGCCAGCAGTATGACGCCGCTGTAGGTGACCGCGCCGCCATCGTTGGAATACTTGGCCACGTAGGGCTTGCTGAAGCCCGTACAGACCTTTCCTGCTGCGCTCATAGCAGCACCTCCTATTTCATGATTTTTTCAATCTCGCGGCTGCACGCCGCGTCCATTGCCGTTTCCGCCGACTTCCTGGCGGAGTTCACGGCCTTGTCCACAAACTTCGTCTTCTTGCGAAAGGTAGTGCCGCTGTTGACGGACCTGGCGATCAATGCGTTGGGCTGACCTCGCGGGTACCTCTTTGTCCGGGTAGCGTTGTACCCGGCGAAGCCGAGCTTGACGTTGACAAACCCGTCATCGTCTTTCATGCGGCTAACGCCAAACCCGTCCAGAAGCCCCGCCTTCTGCGGCAGGGTGACGGTGTCAACTAAGCCCCCATCTCGGGCGCGGCCGTCGCCTACAGGCAGAGCCTGTATTGCGCGCCGCACCGAATCAGCCACGACCGCGGCACCGGCATAGACCGTCTTACCCACCACGCCGTCCTTGGTGGACTGCTGCAGTTTGTTCAGCTGTTTGATGTAGTTGTCGATGCCGCCGAACTGGAATGTAGCCATCAGGCAAACACCTCCCAGTCCCACTCATAGTGCCAGAAGCCGGCTTCCTCCTCGAACTGGCAGCTGTTCAGGCTCCAGACGATCCCCGCCGAGTCAAAGGCGGCCTCCAGCTCATCCCGCCATGGGTCAAACTCCTGCTTCGTGAACAGGTCCGTGGAGCCTGTGACCGCCTTCTCCGCGTGGACGCCGCCGGCCTCGAAGTCGTTCGCGCCGTCCTCCTGCCATACGAGGTAGCGGTCGGACTGGATACGCCCGCCGTGGCTGACGGCATCGGTCACGGCCAGGTGCGCCGCGATGATCCGCTGCGCCCACAGGGGCGTCCTGTCGGTGCCCGAATCGGGCACATTTTGCCTTCTACTCATGAGGCACCTCGTACTTCTGCTCGATCCGGGTGAGCGTCAAATCCATGGACGGCGGGTAGACGTCCTGCAGCTGCTGCACCAGCTCGATGCCGTACTGCGTGCCGTCCTCCGTGACGGCGATGCACTGGGGATTCACCGCCGGGCGCCTCTGCGTCCGGATCACGCGCTCCACCTGCACCTGCGTCTGCTTGCTGCTGTAATACCGCTGCAGGCCGACGCGCCGCTCTGCGTAGAACAGCGTTTCCACCGGCGTAGGCGTAGGCTTGGGCTGGTATCCGGGCTGGGCGGCATCCGTTATGGTGTAGATCTTGACCACGCCGTCCCGGTAGGGCTGCGTGATTTGCCGGTCCTCAGGGCGAAACGGTAGTTTCCGCATAGCTCTTCACCTGCCTGTCGTTCTGCATGGCCAGCAGCCGGTTCAGATAATTCGTCTCGAATACATCCAGCGCGTCGCTTAAGCCGTACCGGACGTATTCCTTCAGCAGCGTCAACGGCTCCCCGGGGTTCTCATAGTCACCAGCCGCGCCGAGCTTCCCGTCAATGTACGCCTCCCCGGAGGCGATGAGGTCGGACACCTTGGCATCCGTAGCCTCATCGCTCCAGGTGATGTTGCAGGCGAGCTTGACGGACGACAGCAGCGCGGCGTTCACCGCGCCCGCCACCGTTAAGATTTGGTGACGGTGACCTTGTAGGTCTTGGTGGTGGTGCCGTCAGCGGCAGTCACAACGACCTGCAGAGTATTGCTGCCGGTCTTCCACGTGGCAGCAGTGCCGTTGTTGATCTCGGTGCCGTTCACGGTCAGCTTCATGGCAGCCGCAGCGTTGCCGGGCACAGCGGTCACCACATCAGACGCATTGGTGGCGGTCGCGGTGTAGGTCAGCGTGCCGGAGGCGAACGCGGGGGTCAGGGCCAGATCGCCCACGGTCAGAGCGGTCAGCGTGGCGTCGGTAGACGCTGCGGGAGGATCTACCTGCGTTACCTTGTAGGTGGCAGGCGTCAGGCCGGAGATGTCCAGCACCAGGAAGGCGTTGTTATCCAGAGGCATGCCATTGGCGTAGGCCTTGATCAGGTAGACACGCTCGTCCTCCAGGAAACGGTAGTGGTCGCTGTACTCGATGCGGCCCTCGGGGGAGGTGCCCGCCAGTGCCAGATAACGATAGGCGATGCCGATGACAGCCTTGCCGCGGGGCAGTGCGTGGGTCTGGATGATGTCCATGGGATAGGGCAGGACGTCGTTACGGTAGGTGCCGTCCTGCGCCATCAGCGTGGTGGCGGGCATGACCTTCTGCAGGTAGTCCTGAGGGTTCACCAGCAGGATCACATCCCGGACACGGCGAGGCTTGCCGTTGGGATCAGCCGCCACGATGGACAGCAGGTTGCCCACAGTGCGGGGGGACAGATCATCCACCTTAACGGCTGCCTTCTCGGGGTATGCGCCGCCGGTAACGGTGACGCCGTCGCCCACCTGGCGGATCATGCCGATAGGCTTCTTGTTGCCGTCGCCGGAGACAATGCCCGCCTCCATACCGTTGCTCAGAGCTTCGTAGAGGGTCTGGCGGATAAAGCTGTCCAGCCACTCCGCGCCCAGCTCCAGCATCGCCTTGCAGACAGGCAGGAATGCGGACAGCTTCAGCAGCGTGGTGGGGATCTTCTTAATGCCAGCGGTCAGCTCCTTGACGATGTCGTCGCACAGCTCGCCCCACACGGCCTCCTCGTAGCCGTTGGTGTTCACCATGATCTCGACGGCGCCGCCGGTGGCGCGGAAGTTGATGCGGCTCAGCAGAGGATGCGCCGTCTGCAGCTCGTCAAAGACGGAGTTAATCACCGTCTTGGGCAGCGTCTCGTCCAGGCCGGTGACTGCCTGCCGGGGGTCGGTAGAGCGCATGGCTGCGGCCAGCTTCTGGTAGTAGCTGCGCTCCTCACTGGTCAGCTGGTGGACGCCGCGCTGGGCGAGGATGCGCGAATCAACTTCCTGCCGCAGGTCATCAAACCGCTGCTCGTACTCGGCCTGGATGTCCAGACCGATGCGCTGCATCATCTCATCCAGGGTGGAAGAGAACGCGCCGGTGTCGCCGGAGACGGCAGCCTGCTGGAGAGCCTGCCGCAGTTCTTCGCGGGTGCGAATGTCATTGTTGTTCATTCTTTTTTCTCCTTTCGATTCTCAAGAAAACAGTCCGAGAACTTTGTTAATTTTTTCAGGGCCTTCGCCGCCCTGGGGATTCTTGCCGGACGCAGGCACCGAGGGTGCCGCTGCCAGGTCGCGGAGCTGCGCCGCCAGCCACTTCTGATACTGGAGATGCTGCTCCATACCGGCGTTGATCTTCTGCAAGATGGTGGACGCGCCGCTCATGTCGGCGTCGGCATCAGCAAGACGATCCGCGAGACCGAGCTCAACACACTGCTCAGCGGTCAGCCACGTTTCGGCATCCATCATCTCCACCAGCCGGTCTTCCGACAGCTTGTCGCCCGCCTTCTGCAGGTAGGCCTGGCGGCCAGCCGCGTTGATCACGTCCAGGTCGTCCGCTGCCTTCCGCAGCTCCGCGGCGTTGCCGCAGGCTTTCAACCATATATTGTGGATCATCATCAGCGTGTTCCGCGGCATAATTACCTCGTCGCCCGCCATGGCGATCACGGAGGAGATGGAGCAGGCAAAGCCGTCCACGTGCACCACCTTCCGTGCCGGGTGACGCTTCAGCTGGCTGTAGATCGCCGTGCCTTCGAACACGTCGCCGCCGTAGCTGTTGATGTAGATCTCGATGCGCGACACGTTGGGATGCTTCGCCAGCTCTTCGCGGAAGTGTTCCGCGCTGTTGTCGCCCTGGACATACCGCCAGTTCTCCCAATCGAACTCCTCGCCTTCTATGTCACCGTAGATGTAGAGCTGCAGGACGCCCTCCGCAGCCTGCTTGATTTCCCAAAGGGGTTTCCTCATGCGTTTCCTCCTTCCGCACCGCCGAGCACAGAGGTCTCCGAACCCAGCGTTGCAATATTTTTTGTGAGATAGTGCTTGTCCGCCCAATCCTCCGAGATGGCGGGCAGACCCGCCGCCCGCAAGACCTCGTTGATGGAGAACACGCCGGAGCCGACCAGCTTTTCCACGTTCGCCGCGTTGGCGAACATATCGAAGTGGCGGATGCTGCTGGTATCAATGCGGAGATAGTCGCCGCGCTGGATCCGGTCGTAGCCGTACCGCTTGCGGTTGATCTCCTCCTGCAGCTGATCGCAGATGGGATCGATGCAGCCGGTCAGGAACCGGCCCTGCGCGTCCTCCGTGCCTTGAATGCTGCCATCCACCAGTACCGCCGGGATCTGGAACGCTTTCGCCGTGAACGCGAAGATGTCCTTCATCTGGCTCTGGATGTCCGACAGCTCTACAGCAGCCTTGCCGCCCTCGTTCGCGTAGGCGTAGCCCTCAAACTCCGGCAAGACCGCCCCATCGGAGTCGAGGAAGGTTTTCACCTGCTCTTCGATCATCTGCGAGAACTTCTGCGTGAAGTCATCCGCGCCGGAGGCCAGCTGACTCACATGGACTTTCCAGTGCTGCCCCTTGTCCCACGCATACCGCCGCATGGCGGCATTGATGAGCCGCACGTAGGAGCCGTACAAGCCATCCAGCACCGGTTTGATATTCACGTGGTTCAGCGTAAGATGCAGGACTTCCCGCTCGCGGAAGGTCTTCTCGTAGGACACGCCCCCCACCTGCACGTTCGTGTACTCGTTCTGCTTGCTGGGGTAGCTGCCGCCGGTCATATAGCTGTCCGCTACGACCAACGCGTCATAACCCTCCCGCTGCCGGGTACCGATGACCAGCGCCTCATTGTCCACCAGCAGCTTCGACACCAGCTTGTGCAGGAACGCCGTGGAGTTCTGGTTCACGCTCGGCTCCACATTCCAGAGATAGTGTTCGCGCTCTCGAACTTCCTTCCCGGCCCGGAATGTCCGGAACTCACAACGCCCGACGGCGTTGGCGATCATGTTCGCGCAGATCCAGAAGCAGGTGTCCCGCAGCTGGAATTCCTGCGCCGCTGCCAGAAGATCACGGCACGTGATCTCCACCGTGGTGGGAGAACGAGCCTTGCCTCCGGCGAGCCACTTCCAAAAATTAAGTGCCATTGCCCACCTCCTATAGCCGGATCGCGCCGATGGGCGGCAGCTTCACCGGCTCGCCGGTGCCAAGCACCGCCTCCTCGGTCATAGATGCCACCAGAGCCATGAACGGGTCCGTCTTCCGGCTCTTCGGTTCGATCTTGGCGTAGTAGAAATTTCCTGTATTCGTACCGGCACGTTGGCCGCTGCGTACTCGCTTGGTATTGTTCACCGCCCAGCGCAGGGGAGGATTGTCGCCCCATGTAAACTGGTCGCGATCAAAGCATTCCTGGATCACCGGGTCAACCTGCATGATGTCGCTGGGTCGGACCAGCTTCACGCGGTTCTTGTCCCTGGCGTCAAAGCCAATGCGCCGCATGGCGTCGCTCACCAGCGTCCAGCGGAAGTGGTCCATTGCCAGTTTGACGATGTTGTACTTCAAGCCCATCTCCTTCAGGTAGTCCGCCAGGAGGTTGGGGTCGATGCTCACATCGTCCACCACCGTCAGCTTTCCCACCTCCGCCCAAGCTCGCCACGGGGCGACGATGCGGGAGAGCGACCGGCTCTGCAGGCAGACCCACGAATGGTTGATGTCAAACCGCTGCGCGCCCACACGGAAGTGCAGATTGACGCTCGCCCAGTCGTTGATCTCCGCGTAGTCGATGCCGGCCACGCAGGACTTCCCGCGGAGATCCGGCAGCGGCCGGTTGGTCGCCTTGACTTTGGCATAGTCCGTCACGCTGATCTCCAGCTGGCCGGCGCGGATGCCCATCCGTTTTGTCAAGAAGTCTCCGTTCTGCTCCGGGTTGACCAGCCAGTCCGCGTATTCTTCCTCGATCTCTTGCCGCAGGTGCGGGACATAGGACAGCGAAGGGTTCGCCATGAACCAGTTCTCCGGGTCGTTGACCTGCTCCCGGTTTTCCAGACAGCAGATGAACGGGAGATAGCCGCCCTCCGGCTCCGCCTCGTTCTCGAAAAGAATCCGGCGCCCCTGGGCTATGAAGTCGTCCAGCGGGCCATCAGACACGTCGCCGTTCGATGTAAACATCCCGATGCGCGGCTGCCCGACCTTGCCCAGACCGGTGACAAAAACCTTGTAGTTGTTGTAGTTCTCAAAGGCGTGGACTTCGTTAAAGACAACCTTGCCGGAGCGCATACCGTCCCGCCCCTTCGGGTTGTTGGTGCGCCCCTTCATCACGCCCTTGTTCTTTCGACCCTGCACCATCTCTTTGGTGTGGTAATAATGCCGGTTGAGCTTCGACTCCCACTTGGGGGATTCAAGGACTTCAGACAGATCCTTTACCGGCGTAACTGCCTGCTCCTCATTGTTGGCGCACACGTCCACGTTGTAGTTCTTTATGGGGTTGTAGGGGGATATGGAGCACGCGCCGTCGAAAGCGATGAAACCGTCCTTGCCTGCACCGCGCCCCACCATGCAGAGCAGTTTCTTCCACCGCGGCCGCCCGTCGGCGCGGTAGGTGCAGTCCCACAGTGCCAGCAAAAATTCCTCCCAGGGGAAAAGCCGGTCGTAAGGGAAGTAGCGCAGCAGGCTCAGGTACCGGCGCAGCTGCTCCGTGTCCACGTAGATGTCCTCCGTGTCGAACACACGGCGGATCATCGCCACCAGTGCGTGCTGCTCAGGACAGGCGCGGGGATTATTGGACTCGACGATCTCGATATAGCGCAGAACCTCTGCGGGGATCTCACAGCTCATCGTCGTCATCGCCCCGGGCAGCAGCCGCCAGAGCGTCCTCCTTAAAGCCCAGCGTGGTGAAGATCGCCAGCATCTGGCGGGAGACCTGAATCTCCAGCGACACGCTGCGGTTTTCCATCAGCCGCCCCCGGTCATCCGTGACGGTCAGCCCGCGCCGGGAGATGTCGTCCCGCAGCTCCTGCCGCCGCACCCAGAAGTCCATATACTCCTGCACCTTGTCCCGGTACACATCGCCGTCGAGATCCCTTTCGATCAGGTTCTGCAGCATCGACTGCCGGAGTTCCTTATAGGCGTCCGTCAGGCGGTAGTTCTTCCGCTTCTGCGGAGGCGCGTCATGACCCGCCCACTGCGCCTCCAGATGCCGCGCCATGGACACGTTTTTCTTTGCTGCGGCGACCTGGTCGCGGCGCAGAACAATGCGCCCCATCATAGCCAGCCGGTCAAACGCGCTCCGGAAGTCCTCACCGTAGGTGTCCATGCACCAAGCATTCAGAGCTGCCTCATCACAGCCAAACCAACCGCACAGCTCTTCCACGGAGCACTGCATGCCGCACAGACTCTCAAATTGCTTCCGGTCAAATTCTCTAAACTGGGGCAACTTAAAACACCTCCTTCCTTCAGCCAAGAGAAGCAACGATGGCTTTTTCCCGATCAGAGAGCTGCCACTTCTCCGCCTTCTCTGCCGCCACCTTCTCTGCCGCCGCCTTCTCTGCCGCCGCCTTCTCTGCCGCCGCCTTCTCTGCCGCCGCCTTCTCCGAAATCAAGAAGCCAGAACCAAAGAGCCCCTTGCCTTTCTCGCGCTGAGAATCTAAAGACCGGATAAACGACAGATGGGCGCGAGGAATTCTGAAATCCACACCATGCGAGGAAAAATATTGCACCATTGTGCCGGTCAAAACGTTCGCCGGATAGGAATACACCGGGAGATCTTTTCGGGCTGCTTTTAAGTTTTCGTCGTTTGCAGCCTTAAGGAGTCCCCGGAGATCAGGAGCGGATTCCACCGCGAAGTCTCCCATGTTCGTCACGAAGGAGATACTTATATTTGCGCCGTTTTCGAATACGACAGGGGCTCCGCAGGCAATATAGTTCAGGCATCCTCGACCGATGCCCAGAAGCGTAAGAGCCGGGGCGAACAAAAAGAATCGGACGCCATTTTGCATGTACCAGTCGCAGATCTCAGAGATAATCGAGAAGGGCGGGTTATCTATAACAACGGAATCCTCGTCATAAGTCACCGCCTTATAATCACCACCCGGATAGAACGGGCGCAGCACCTCCGCGCCAGATAAGCCATAACGATCAACGGCCCAATCCTTAACTACCGCGTAGACATTCTCCGGCGTGTAGCAGTCGTCTGTCGTTTTCTTTGGCATGAATTTCTCCACAAAGGACTGGTAGTCGGGGTCTTCGTCGCTTAAAGGATTTTCAGAAACAGCGGCAGCACAGGCAGCGGGGGAGCCGATGTCAAATCCCGCGCCGGGCAACTCGCCCCACTCGAAATCAAACGCCGACAGATCCAGCTCCGGCAGCTCGGCGGCCAGCAGGTCGAGGTCCCACGGACTCTCGTTGGTCTTGTTGTCCACAAGACGCAGGGCGTTCACCTGCTCCGGCGTCAGATCGTCCACACAGACACAGGGCACCTCGACCATGCCCAGTTTCTCCGCCGCCAGGGCGCGGCAGTGACCAATGACGATCACGCCGTCCCGGTCTACCACGACCGGCTGGACGAATCCGTACTGCCGGATGCTCTCTGCCACGTTGGCCACCTGCGCGGCGTCATGCCTCTTGGCATTGGCGTGATACGGCGTCAGCTCCACCAGCGGCCTGTTCTCGATTCGCATAAAGTCACCTCCCGTGCCCGATTCGGACACCGCGCCCGCCTCAGGCCAGCCAGCCTACGTCAATACCCCGCGCATCCAGCGCAGGCCTTCGGCTGACCAGCCCGAGGCATTCTTCTGCGGCTTTGCGGGACGGGCGGACGAGCCGCCCGAGCCGAGGAAAAAGGAGAAGAGTACTTCCGGGGCTGCCCGCCCCGCAAAACCGCAGTTCATTCTGGAATTGCCCGGCGATTCTCGCGCCCACGCGCTGCGCGGCACCGCGCAGACGCGGAAATCGCTGGAATGTCTTGGACCCCCTCGAGTAGCAACAAGGACGCGAGGGGCGTTTTTCCGGGGGGGGTCAATCCCACCGCTCTGGCGTCAGAGGCGGCGCAGACGGCGCGTATTGCCGCTGGCTATCCGGATGCAGCTCCTCGTGACAACGCTTGCAGACGGCCTCCAGCTGCCGACAATCGCCATCGTAGACGGACAGCGCCAGGTCGGGACGATCGCGCAGATGCCTGACGTGGTGGACGATGCTGGCCTTGGAGTACACGCCGCGCCGCTTGCACTCCTGGCACTCGCAGTTATCAACCGCGAGCACCTCCCGGCGCAGACGGCGCCACTCCGGCCAGGAGTAGAACTCATGCTCTGCTCCGACCTCAAGAAGCCCGCGAAGCTCTGCGAGCCTGATCTCTGAAATGCTCATAAATGCCTCCGTGTCCGACCTCAGCGTTTCGGCTCGCGGCTATCACCTCGCGGCAAAACAAAAACGCCAGAATCCAGACACAAGCCATACTAGGCTCAGTCTTGGACTCTGGCGTTAAACGCTCTGGTCTTACACTCAATATGCAGGATGATCTCCGTTTTGCACCTGGAACAATACGCCGGGAAGTTATCCGCGGTGGTGTCTTGCCTCACCCTCGCTAGGCGCGGGTTCCTGCATCTGGG